CTCTAATCTGCTCGACACTCATGGCACCGATGCGATTAAGAATTTCATATACTTGAGCGCGCTGTAAAGCATCTGAGCGCAAGAATTCATCTAAGCTAAATCGAATCTCACCAGTTGACGGGCAAAAGTCCGGCATAGATAGGCGCTGTTCAATAGCTGCAAGGATTGGCTTCATTGAGAAGTCGATAAGTGAACGGCGCTCTGAGACTGAGTTGCTATAAGTCATGCTGGTGGTTTCTGCGCTTACGAAGTATGCAGGAAGGTTGCAGGCGCGAGCCAATTCCAGAGCGACATATTGACGAGCTTCATTCAGCTGTAGTTTGGCTGGATCGATGCCCAACGCCTGCAATTCAACATCTGCATTAAGAAACGCAGTTGACTTTGTAAGGCGAGCAGTTCTCCAAGATTCGAGAAGCTTTGAGATTCGCTCTGCTGGAAGATTAGTGCCATTAGACTTTAGAACCTGAAGTGGTACTGGCTCTTTAGCGAAAGTTTCGGCTGCTTGCTCAAGTGCGTGAGCTGCGCGGATTGTGCGGCCTGCACGATTAAGTAATCCTTCATCGAGACCGTAAAACACTACAAGAGAACCGACGCCTTGGGTTGGAACTACTGAGCCGTCTACTTGATAGCCAACAATTTCTGTCTGGTTGTTATTAAGTTTAGTTGTTACGCGATCTGGTGCTACGCGAGTCCATGCGCGGACTCTGCCCGTGTCTCCGTATTGCTCCATAACCTGTCCATAACCAACGCCATGAAATAACAAGTCCTCTGCGAGCCAAGCATAAATTGCAGAACCGGGAACGCGTGGGTCTGGCTGATTGATAACAGCCGGTGTTCCCATGTGTGATCCATCGACCTTTGAGTATTGCTCGAGTGGTAGAGCTGCAAGAGTTGAACAGATGATGTTACGCGCTCTTGCGATAGTTGGAACTGCCATGGCTTGCTGGCGGGAAGCTACTGACTGTGTAAATACGAAAGGATTAAATGAAGCCGTGTTATTAAACGGCGCAGGGGTAGAAGCGGCGTCGACTGTAACCTCGACTGCTGGCTTTGATGATGTAAAAATGTCCCGGATTCCCATTGGACATATTATACGCTACTGTCTAGACATTATCCTACCTGAATGTCTACTTCAGATTCAGCGCGTGTCGCAAAGTGAGTAACCATCGCCGAGGCAACTGCTCCGCAAACAATTCCAGAAGCTTTGCGCCCCATAACCCAACCGCCATCGCCTCGAGTTAATTTAACCGCGCTTAGGACTTGCTTGGTCAATTCCTCTTGATCCGAATGGACAAGTCGCATCGAAGAAACCGCAGAGACGAATTCATCGCAGCATTGCTGATACTCCTGGCTATTGATTTCATACACTGGAATTCCGGCGGGTGATAATCGAGCTGCAACCGCTGAAGCTGTGGACTTACTATAGGCAACGGCATTAACCGGGAACTTGCGCACCCAGTAAGCAATATCGTTAGCCATCTCTTTATCATCAAGGTTAACTGGGTTAAACCAAGTATGCAAAAGGCTGACCATAAACCTATCGCCGTCAATTCTTTGGCCTGCAACAAGGCTGCCGTGTTTCCTGTCCGGACTTAAATCAATGGCCATCCAAGTATCGACCTCGACATTTAACTGAGGCAGGTTATCGACCTTGCACTTCTTCCACTCGGCTTCCGAGATGACTGGGTTAATCATCGAGACAAACTGGCACAAGATTTCGGTTCTAAATATGTCCTCACGATCCGATAAACTGTCCTTGATATTATCTTCATGGACCGTGTGGCCGAGTGACGGGTTGCTCTGGTACCAGGCTTCCTTGTCGGTTATCTCGGCTCCGGGTTCAGCACTCCATTCGAACCAGCCAATAGAATCATCGGCTCCTTCACTAGCTGCAAGGCCGCGCTCCCTAAATTTATGCAGTAGAACCGAATTGGCATGGCCAGCGTTGGAATAGACATAAGCCTGCGGGTTGGGATTCGACATCTGGGTAAATCGCATTGATGACCAGACATCCTCGGTGTCAAACTCACGCAATTCGTCAATATGGATTACATCCGGTGCGGCAATACCTCGAGCAGCTGAGTTACCGGCTCTGATTAGGTAGCGAGCCTTGTTCTTAAACCGAATCTCCTGCGATCCTTTAGATTCATACTTCTTTGCAAAGTTATCTAGCAGCACTTGGGAACCTTCAATAATCTCCGAGACCTTGAAGAAGATTTCAGATGAGGTAGTTAACTTGTGAGCTGTAGCCAGATGCATTTTCTCGCCCAGCACATAGATGCCGAATAAAATTCGAAGCGCCATGAAGGTAGATTTACCTTGCTGTCTCGGAAGCATAATTCCTATAAGTGGATGTAACCATCTGTTATCTGGTTTATATCTAAGGCAGTCTCGAGCTAGTAGTTCCTGCCAAGGCAAGAGCGGGAAGCCAATATCTTTACAGAACTGAATCATCTCATCGCCTCGAGTAGGTAGATCACTAGGCTTTGACCGGATTCTAGGCACTTGGGAGCCATATCGAGGTTCTGTTACCCCTACCTCAGCCGATTGCAGCCCGATAGAGCCGATTTCAGCCGTCATGACTGTTCTGTATCCGATTCAAGCCGATAATGACTTGTTGAGGCGTTTTCGGGGTAAAAAGAAACAGGAAGGGTCGGGGGTGTCCTTCCCCTATCAAAAAACCTACCCCCCTTAGATGAATTGCATGATGAACACAATACTTGCAAATTATTAGGGTTATCGTCTCCGCCTAGTACGCGTGGCACTATGTGGTCAACGCTGAGGCGTTCATCTGACCCGCACATCTGACAGCATCCATCTCGTCTAATAATTTGCTCTCTAATCTTGCGCCACTTGTTACTTGACCCAGTACCTTTAAGACTTGACATATATGTGATCTAAACAATATCGGCAATAAGCATAATGAATATGCTCGTAACTAAGTCCTTCATATCTATGGCCTAAGAGCCAACAGAACCACCTTCTCATAAATCATCCCAACATATACCGCATACCCACCATGAGCCAAGCTCTAATATCTCTGACTCTGGTGTCTCCGCTGAACATCGACTGCATTGAACAGTAGCTTCTATTGTTAGTGCCATCCTTTAGCCTTCCAATGCTTCCATGCGTTACACGCATTTCCATCATATCTATGATCGATGTACTTAAGCCCAAAGTGTATCTGTTCAATAGGACTCTTGTCCTTAACGATAGGGTTCTTAAGCTGTAGTAATCCATATACATAGCTCTTAGTTGGACTACTTAGATTCCCTACTGCTTGATGATTCCAAGCAGATTCTTTGCCTATAAGTCTGGATAAACATACAGCTTCTTTTTTGGGTAATGCTAAATGAACATATCTCTTTGGATCAATGGCATCTATTGAGCCCGAATCTGCACTAGCCATTGGTATAGATAGAGATATCCCAATAACGAAGGCTACCCCGCGCGCTATCCGCAAGCGGCGCGCTGTGAGCCCCTGAAGGGCTCTAGCCGATAGAGTACCAGCCCTGTCAAATATGTGGATAACTCCCGCGTTAAGTGCGTGTCGCACCCTACTTATCCACAGGTGTGTATAACTATCTAACTTTACTAATCCCTTTAAGTGCTTCAACATTTTCAGCTCCTAACGCCCACATTGAGCATCTCCATCTGTGTTTAATTGATTCACCATTACGATTTACAAAAGCCATATTGGCCGGTAAGTAGGTAACTGCTGCATCGCTACTCCATAGCTCATTAACCCATTTGCCATTGCTTGAAAGAGGCACAAGACACACTCCATTGCCATGTTCTAGGAACTTATGGATCCAAGGTGTAATCTTTGAGAATGGCGGATTCATCCATACACGACCTTCCCATGGAAGTGCAAGACCATTGTCAGCCTCTGTGTAAAACCTGTCAGCAGGAACAGATAATTGCGTACGATCTATGGGTGCAGCTACATCCAAGTCAAACTTAAGTCCCATAGCCTCGAATACCCAGTTGGGCGTGTAACACTCATCGTTCTTTGGTCTTTCCATTATTGCTCCCTAATTGTCTGTTGAATAGAACCCTGAACCCTTAAACTGGATGTTAGGAACGCTGTAAATTTTCTGCATCGAGCTGTGACAGAACTGGCATTTTGGGTCGTGCGGTTCATGGATACTCATTTCCTTCTCGTAGCGCAAGTTAGCCTCGCATTCCTCGTTGGTACACTCAAATTCATAGATTGGCATCAGATACCTGACAAGTCCGACATGGGACATCCTTTAGTTTCCACGATCCGCATCTAGCGCATCTCTCAGGCTCTAATTCTACCGAATCTTTCTGTATATCGCCGTAACCGGCTCTCAACATTAAATCAACCAAGTCTTGAAACCGCATGAAAGCAAGATACTGTGAAGCATCCTCGCCTTGTCCATTCATCCGGCACACCACGGCACTTAGCTCTTTGCCTTGTGACCTTTTCTCCACTTGTTTGATAAATGTGAGGGGCGAGAAATCGCTTCTGGCCTTGACTTCTATGTCGAACGGGACATTATGAATATCTTTTCCCGCCCCTCTACCGATGCTTGCGTTTCTCCACCATTGCGAGAGATAGGCTGCAACCACTCGCTCAGTACGAAAGCCTCGGTCTTTTCTGTGTCGTGTCATGCACGCCCAGCAGAATTCATCGTGCCGCACTTATCGCATTTCCATGCGTTCTGTAAGGCTCTCAGCTTAATTTGAGAAACCGTTGGTGGCTCATTACATAACTGGCAAATAATTGCAAAGCCTAAAGCTTGTAGATCGTGTGCAGATTGTTCAGCCATATAAAGTTGCTCATCTGTTGGGAATTGCTCCCATTCCTCATCCTGATTCTTAAAAAATAACTTACCCACGGCGCACCTGCGGCTTCCATTGTCCGGTCTGCTTATCGATTTCATACCAGATAGGTTCACAGCGTTCTGCATCTCCTAGAATCTGAGCCATGCACTTCCAATGACCCCAAGGCTTGCCTGCTTTAGTCGTTCCGGTTTTCCAGACACGCGCACCATGAATACAGCTCTCGTCTACTGGAGTGCCACCAAGGACATCCTTCACCATCTCTACGGCTGTCTCCAAGGTCTGAACTGGTGCTGCAAATGACTGACTCCATGGATCACTCTCTTTCGGTACTGGAACATACTCTTTCGATGTATCAGCCATCTTAGCCTTTACCTCTGCAACCTTAACCTTTACTTCTTGGCTTGCAGCAACTTTAGACATTTCCTCGCGAGACGCTCTCTTTCCTTTAGTAGCGTAGCCTGCATTTGCGAGTGCGCGGCCAATCGCACTCGTCTCGCAATTTTCAAGGGCAGAAGTAGCATTAACTCCGCGACCTTGGACTGTTTCCTCAGCAAGGCCAGTTGTCCAAGGCCTAGAGTCTGCTTCAGTTCTATAGATACTAGCTTCAACGATAAAGCGAGAAGCAGTTGAATCCAGCAACTTCGTATGAATCTGACCAT